ATTAGATGGTGGCGTAATCATCACTAATTCGGCTGAAGGTGATTTTGCTTTAGGTGATACAATTAGCGTAAAGAACGAAGATGGCACTTACACTATCGTTGGTTCAGGCACACACAGATTAGCCGATGGCATTAAAATCTTTATCACAGATGAAGAAGGTAAGTTGGTTGAAATCAAAGATGCTATGGACGATGAAGAAGAAGGTGATGGTGAAGGTGATGTTATTATTGACGCTGAAAAAGAAAAGATGGAAAGCACACAATTAGAAGCTCTTAAATCTGCGATACACGATGTATTGTTTGCGTTTGAGGCTCACACAAAAGAAATCGCTGAATTGAAGAATGATTTAGAAGCATTCAAGAAGTCAGCATCACACGCTCCGTTGAAAGAAGATAAGGTTGTTGCCGCAGCATTTGCCAGCGACAGCAGATATGAAATCTTGAAACAGATGAAAAATAAAAAATAAATTAAAACAAAAACTAAAAACAAATAAAATTATGAAAAACTTAAAATCTTTTAACTTTGATTTTGATACAACTGGTATGGTTGATTACTTAAATGCTAATGCCGACCTTTTACTTACGAAAATCGTAATGGATACAATAGAGAGTTCTACTTACAAAATTGTTCCTAACATAAAGTTTGGCGAACTTATCCCCGTTTATGAAACTGGTGCGATAGACACGATTGCTTTTCCAGGAAATAGTTGTTCCTTCACAGGTGGAACAATTGATTTACTAGAGCGTGAATTAAAGGTATGCCAATACAATATCCAAAAAAATTGGTGTGATGATGAATTGAATAGAACAATTATGTCTATCCGTTTATCACCAGGTTCTTACCCACCTAACTTGGCACCTTCTGTTGAAGAAGCTTTTATGACCGACATCGCAAAGAAAGCTTCGGTTTATGCTTCAAGAAAGTTTTGGGGAGCTGAAGCAGCTACTGATGGTTGTTCTGGTATTATAGAGCAGTTGGAAAGTGCTACTTTTTCTGCTGAATGTATCAACGACACTTATACAGCTATGACCCCTTCTAACGCTATTGCGGTAAGTGATAGTTATATCTTGAACCTTCCTGACCCATTAAAAGTAATCAATACTATTATGGCGTTGAACCATAGTGATTTCCAAGCTTTACAATTAGCTTTAAGAAACCAAAACTTATTCAACTTTAACCCAATTACTTTGGCGAACGGACAAATGGCAATCCAAATCCCATTCACAAATGTAATGGCTATTTCTTGTGAAATACCTGCTGGTTATATGGTATTGACTAACGCTGAAAACTTGATGTTAGGAACAGATTTGTTGAGTGATATTAGCTCACCGATTTCTTGGTATTCACTTGATTTCCAACAAACTAGATTAAAATTGGCTATGAAGATGGGTGCCGCTGTTGGTATTCCTTCACAGGTAGTATTCGCTTCATAAGAAGCATAAACATTTATATTAAAAAATAATAAATAAAAATATGGCTTCTAATTGTGTTATTACAAGCGGACTAGCATTAGCTAGTTGTGTAAATAATGTTCCAGGAATTGACGAATTATTCGTATTGACTTCTACAGGAACTTCTACCGACGCTCAATTCGCATCTATCACTTATGATAATGACGGATATATTACATCATTTTCAGCAGCTACTACAGGTCTTACTTTTCAACAAATAGATTTAGTAAGAAATAGTAGCGCAGCTCTAAACGAAGAAACCAGCGTAAATATCGCTTCACTTGGATTTACATTCAATACGAAGTTGTTATTCACTATACCTGGCTATTCACAAGAAAACACTAATCTTTACCAACAAATCGTAAAGAACACCCAATCTTACTTCATCGTAAAATTGAAGACAGGAAAATATTTCTTGGCTGGTGCGGACAGCACGGGTGGTGGTGGAATGTTTATTGAAACAGCAACAATCGCTTCAGGGTCTTTACCTGGTGATGATAGTTTGTATTCTATTGGTTTAACATCAAACAATTCAATCAGCGTTCCTGAAATGTTAGTATCAACTACCTTGGCAGCTTTCGTAGCAGGTTCAGGTTTCGGTTTATACTACAACTAATCTAAAAAAATACTTTTTTATGGGGGTGTAAAAAACCCCCATTTTTTTAAGCCAGTTATGTTGGAAGTTGTTAAAAACTTACGAGTTAGAAAGGACAATACTTATGTCCCAATAACAAGGTATAAATTGACTAACTTACGACTTGATTTAGATAGTGAAATAATTACAATAAAGGTTCTATTCTACAGGAATGATGACCTAATATTTACCAAGTTATTTAATATGGGTAAATGTGGTGATACGAATGTAAATGAGCTAATCAAACAGGTTCATCAACAAATACAAAATGAAGGTTAAATCATTACTTACACAATATTTTCAGGGCGAACAGGTCTATAACTACGGAGCACAAGTTCCACCAATTTTGTTTCCTGACCCATCGCCATCACCAAGTCCAAGTAATACGCCGACACCGACTTTAACAAGGACACCGACACCGACGCCTTCAATTACCCCAACTTTAACGCCAACGAATACACAGACACCAAGTGCTACACCGACAATTACTGCGACCGCAACACAGACACCAACAAATACACCAACAAATACACAGACGCCTACACCAACGATTACCCCAAGTGCGACACCATTACCATTATGGGTTGCTGCTGGCAGCAACGGACAACCTTTAGGTTGGTCTAATGATGGTATAACTTGGTCTGCCACTACTAATGGTGTTAGTGTTTTCGGTCAAGCGAGATTGAATGTAGCGGCTAATGATTATATTTGGCTTGCTGCGGGAACTAATACCATCAATAATTTAGGTTGGTCTAACGATGGAAAAACTTGGTCTGCTTCTACAAATGGTAATAGTTTATTTTCAACCACCCGTGATTTTGCTTGGAATGGTTCGTTATGGGTTGTCGCAGGAAATGGTGCTAATAAATTAGGATATTCTAATAATGGTATAACTTGGTCTGCTTCTATAAATGGTAATTCAATTTTTACTAGTGAAGCCTTGGGTGTTGCTTGGAATGGTTCTATGTTTGTCGCCGCTGGTTATGGAACAAACACTTTGGGTTGGTCTAATGATGGTATAACTTGGTCTGCTTCTACAAATGGTAATAGTATCATTACAAGTAATGCTTGGGATGCGGTTTGGAATGGTTCATTATGGGTTGCTGTTGGTAGTGGAACAAATACATTAGCATATTCTTATGATGGAATAACTTGGTCTGCTTCTACAAATGGTAATAGTATCATTAGTGGTTCTGCTTATAGAGTTTGTTGGAATGGAACTATATTTGTTGCTGCTGGAAATGGAACAAATGCCATAGGATATTCTTATGATGGTATAACTTGGTCTGGTTCTACAAACGCTAATACTATTTTTAGTGTAGGTGGAAATAGTGTCGCTTGGAATGGTTCTATGTTTGTTGGTGTTGGAACAACAACTAATAAAATCGGGTATTCTTATGATGGTGATACTTGGTTTGCTTCGGCAAATGGTAATTCAATTTTTACTTCTACTGGTTCTGGAATTGCTTCTAAACCAGCCCCTAATCTTTATCCACCAATTTCAATATGATATACATAGAACAAAACGCAACTAACAACATCTTCGTAAATGTATCCCAATACAAGACAGGAAATTATGGTGCCAATCCAAGATATTTGTGGAGATTACAGAACGCTCAAGGTAGAAACATAATCAGTTTTTACCCTGAAAACGCAACATCAACTTACCCAAGTATGTATGCCAATCGTTATGATGTGTTTAGTTTTGATACATTCTTGAACCAACCTGAAAACTTAAACTACACAGGGGGGACACCTTGTAATTTACACCTTGAAAATGAAAACCAATACTGGTTAGGTGTGTATGAAATGCCGTCAGGTTCAACATCGTATAACCCTTCAAGTGAAAAATTGTTAAATAGTTTGGTGTTTATATTTGTTGATACGAATAATGATTTCTATACAGGTAATACCGCTAATACACAACCCAACAAGATTTACTACAAACAATAAAGGAATAACTTATATTTATAGAATATGGAAAACGGAAAAAATCCACAACCAAAAATACAATCATTTAATATTGATTACCAAA